ACTATGCCTGGGTACGTAGATACAACTACTAAGCCAAGCCCGTTTGTAGGCCAGCCAGTATTAGATAAATTAACAGGTAACGAGTCAATAGAAGCTATTTTAGAATACTCCGATGCCGTTACAACTTTAGCTACGGTTATGGCAGATACGTTAGATGCACAAAACTATAACGACTTTTTATCCTTAGTAGAGTTCCAAAGAAAACTAGGCGACTTTGGCGGCTATAGCGCTAATATGAACAGCGGCGCCGCTGGCGCAGGTAGGGTAATTGTAGAGATTAACGATAATACAAGCGGGCTTATTGAAGTAGTGCAAACTGCCGTACAAGAAAATAACAGGTTTGGAAATAACCTTACCTACGCTGGAGCAATATGACCGTACCAGTAGTAAACGCTGTTATTAACTTTAGCACTGGCCCTAGCTTTGCCCAGGCTATGATTTTAGACAGCGGCTTACTAGATACTAACGTGCTAGGCGATAGCGCTAGCGTAATTGTAGATGTATCGGATCAAGTAAATAGCATAGAGACTAAGCGCGGGCGTAACCCACAAGCTGACCAATTCCAAACGGGTACCCTCACTATGCGTATCGTTGACCAAAACGGAGACTTTAACCCACAAAACCCAACTGGCCCGTATTACAATTTATTAACGCCTATGCGTAAAGTACAGATTACGGCTACCTACGGCGCAGTTACATATCCTATCTTTTCAGGCTTCATTACTAGCTACCAAACCACTACACCTAAAAATGCTAATGATGTGGTTTATACAACTATTACAGCTGTAGATGCTTTTAGGCTGGCACAAAACGCACAGATTAGTACCGTAGCGGGCACCTCAGCGGGTCAGCTCAGCGGTGCAAGAATAAATAATTTACTAGATGCTATTTCTTGGCCTAGCTCTATGCGTGATGTAGATGCAGGGCTAACCACTATGCAGGCAGACCCAGGCACAGCCCGCACAAGCCTTGCAGCTATGCAGACAGTGGAGATTAGCGAGTACGGGGCCTTGTATGTAGATGCCGCTGGCTCTTTTGTCTTTCAAGATCGTAACGTGACGGTTGGCAGTACAGGGGCTACGCCTACAGTATTTAACGATAACGGTACAGATATTAGCTATTTTAATGCGGTGTGGCGCCTTGACGATACCCTAGTTTATAACTCAGCCAGCGTTACCCGCACAGGTGGCACAGCCCAAACGGCCATAAACCAGCCCAGCATAGATAAGTATTTTGTGCATAGCTATAACCAGCAAAACCTACTAATGCAGACCGATGCCGTGGCCCTAGATTACGCGCAGGCATACGTGGCATCTAGGGCTGAGACTAGTATCCGCTGCGATGCTATACAGCTAGACCTTTATACCGATAACTACAACTTAGGCATTATTGCAGCGCTAGACCTGGACTACTTTGACCCTGTAACTATTACAACTAACCAGCCAGGGGGTTCAACCCTTACTAAGACTTTGCAGGTGTTTGGCGTTGCTATGAGCATTACGCCTAATAGCTGGAAAACAACACTTACCACTTTAGAGCCAATAATTGACGGCTTTATATTAGACTCAGCAATATACGGCCTGCTTGACAGCGGCGTACTAAGTTATTAAGGAGCAATAAAATGGCCACAGAGTTTCCGTTTGTTACTGGTGAGGTGCTAACTGCCGCAGCGATGAACACGCTGGTGGCTTTTGATGTCAGTGCTGATAAAACAGTAGATTACACGGCAGTACTGGCTGACCAATATCAACAGCTTGTGTCAATGAACAAGGCTACAGCTGTTGCTTTTAAGATCCCTACTAACGCATCTGTGGCTTTTGCCGTAGGTACGGTTATTACCATACTTAACAAGGGTGCAGGGCTAGTTACTATTAGCGCAGTTACACCAGGTACTACAACTGTATTAAGCGCTGGCGCAACGGCAGCTTCACCAACTCTTGCACAATATAAATCTGCGGCCTGTATTAAAACAGCTACGGATGCTTGGTATGTGGTAGGGGCTATTGCATAATGCTTAATGCAATTACGGGTTTATTAGGCGGCGGAGCTGTGCCCGTTGCTATTACTGTTGATTACCTTGTTGTTGCAGGTGGCGGTGGTGGTGGTAATGCTTTAGGTGGCGGTGGTGGAGCAGGTGGTTTGAGATGCACAGTAACGGCAACAGGTGGCGGTGGAAGTTTAGAGTCAGCTTTAAGTTTATTAACCTTGACCAGTTATAGCGTAACACTTGGCGCAGGCGGTAATCTTAGAACTAATGGTAGCAATTCCGTTTTTTCTACAATTACATCAACAGGCGGTGGAAAAGGTGGTGAATACGATAGCGTTGCAGGTGCTACGGGCGGTTCAGGTGGCGGTGGTGGCGGCGGTGATGCAAACCCAGTAGCAGGTGGATCAGGTACAGCTAATCAGGGTTACGCAGGTGGCAGCGGAAGGCCAGGCGCAACAACAAGAGTAGGTGGCGGCGGCGGCGGTGCTAACGCAGTAGGTGTTAATGGTGTAACTGACACAAGTGGCGGTAATGGTGGTGCTGGTGTTGCAACTTCAATCACAGGATCATCTGTAACTTATGGTGGTGGCGGCGGCGGTTGTGTTCAAGCTAGTGGAACCCCTGGTACAGGCGGCGCAGGCGGTGGTGGTAATGGCGGTGCAAACGTTTATGGCACATCAGGTACTGCAAATACAGGTGGCGGCGGCGGAGCTACTGGACAACCTGGCGGAACGGTAGGCGGCAGCGGCGGTTCAGGAATAGTTATTTTAAGATACGCAGATACTCGCACAATTTCTTTTGGTGCAGGTGTAACAGGTACAGAAAGTGCGGCATCAGGTGGTTACAAACGCGCAACCATTACAGCTGGTACTGGGAATGTGAGCTGGACATAATGGCACATTACGCATTTTTAGATGATAATAATATCGTTACTGAGGTTATTGTAGGTATTGACGAAACCGAAACCATTGAAGGTTTAGATCCTGAAACCTGGTATGGCAACTTTAGAGGACAAACCTGTAAACGCACTAGCTACAATAACAACATAAGATTTAATTACGCAGGTATTGGTTATACATACGATGCCGTACGTGATGCTTTTATAGCACCTGAGCCTGTAGGTAACTTAGGTTTTGACGAAACTACCTGCCGTTGGATTATGCCAAAAACTGACACAATAACTAACAAAGGAGAATAAAGTGGGCCCTGTAACATTTAATATAAGCAACCAAACTAAGTACGATCTAAGAGTGCAGGCATCTAACGGCGCACAAGCTGGGGCAGTAGCAGGTGCAGGCACTAGCTTGGGCTTTACGCCCGATGACACAAACATAACCTGCGCTATGCGCTGGTATCAGGACGGCATCTGCATTTTGCAGGGATCTGTAGCCTGGTCAGCTGGCGGTAGTGGTGCCGATGACGGCTGGAGCACAAGCAACATTATCTGTATGAACGGCCAAGCTAACGGCGTGGGCTTTTCAGGCTGTAATGAGGGTTGGGTTGAATTACAACCGTATAACCTTATGGCCAATGGTGGAGAAGTAAGCGTTACTTATACAAACGCTTAAACACTTATGCTGACAAGTTACAACGGCTGGCCAGCATCTAAGGATCAGGCCGAGATAGGCGTTAAGCCTTTTAAGGTAGAGGGCACAAGCCTTAAAATCCGCTGCGCCGAAAAGGTAGCGCCTTTGCTTATTAACTTTGCTAAAGAGTTCAACGAGCTAATAGAACCGCTGGAGGGCGGTACTTTTGACGATTGGTCATACGCTTACAGAGACGTAAGAGGTGTGCCAGGTAAGCTAAGTAACCACGCCAGCGGCACGGCTATAGACCTAAACGCAATTAAACACCCGCTAAAATCTATTAACACTTTTGATGCAGCTAAGGTACCTATGCTTAAAGCCTTAGTTAAAAAGTATGGCCTTGCCTGGGGCGGGGAGTGGACTAGACCCGATCCTATGCACTTTGAGATAAGTATTGGCCCTGCAAAGGTTGCAGAGTTAATAACTAAACTAGGGCTAGAAAAGAGCGAATAAATGAAAGAGCAACTAAAGGCTGCGGCCTTGTCCTACCTCCGTGCAGCTCTATCGTGCGTTGGTGCGCTGTATCTATCAGGTATT